AAGCAAGAAGCCGAGTGCGCCCGTAATTTAAAAACATTTATTTTTTGTCTATTACTATTATATTGGTTATCTGGGTTATAGACGTAACAGATCCGTTACATCAAACAGGGGTGGCTTGATGTAACATATTCGTTACATCAAATTGCCTAAAATAGTGTTTTCCCACAGACTTTTGCACATAGTTTTCCACAAGTTTTCCACAGGCATAACTTGACAAAAGAAACAGAGGTACTTATGAATACCTCCGTTCTCGTGTTGTAGTAAATACAACACTTTTTCAACACCTCTCAACTCTACAATATCTTAAAGCCGATCCACGTCCGGCCACCACGAGAGGCCTTATCTACAGCTATTAGGCCTCGCTTTTCAAGATCCTGATTATAGCGCCAGACTCTCATTCGATCGAAACCGAAGTCCTGTTTAATAGTGGCAGAGGATACGCGTGTATACCCTAGTTTATCCTTGCCGAGTCTCTTCGCATAGTCTTTCATGGCGGAATACCAGAGCACAGCTCTAAGATCTCCGCCGAATTTTTCCTGATTAGCCAAGTCGCGTTTGCTGACTTTGATGAAGTACATATTTTTGTGCACTCAACTCTACCTCCGTTATAGTATCGCTGAGGGCGCTTTTTTGGTAAAAGCTGCGTCCTCTCACACATAAGTGGGAGGACGCGAAACTCCAGATTCAATACCTCTATGGTAGCACAAAAACAGGATCCCGTCAAGATGTAGGTAGAAAATAACAGAGGTAAACAGAGGTGCAATAGTAGAAAAAAGCGCTTGCGCGGTGTTCCGTTGTAAAAGTATAATGAAAGCGTGAAGGTTACGGCGCGAAAGCTAAGAAAGCAACGCCGCGATCAAAGCCAAGCTTAGGTTACTTTAAGGACGAGAACGCTAGGTTAGTCTTACTGAAATATCCGGAAGGCGAAACAACTCAGACTTAATTAGGAGGTAACTTATGGCAAACTTACCAGCTCTCCCCAAAAACCCGGATTATCGATGGTGGAGAGGTACAGATGGAAACGTGTGGGCAAACGTCGAAGGAATTGGCGTCATCAACGCCGGCAAGGACGGCGAAGGTATCCGTGCTATGTGGAACGGATTCTTAGATAACAACCGGCAAATTGCCGATCCTAACGCACCAGCAGCTAATAACAATGGATCCTATAACACTTCTAGTGGTGGCGGCGGCGGAAGTAGGCGATCTAGTGGTGGATCATCAGGATCAGGCGCCGACAACGCCCTAAATAACCGCATGATAGGCATCTATGACCAACAGATCGGTAGCATCAACAACAACCTCAATAACCTAGGTAGTCAATTACAGAACGCCCTGGCTGGGGTAAAAGGCGAATACGATCAGTACAGAAACGAGCAGCAATCGCAATTCAACGCTAACAAAAACGAATACGATAAAAGCAGCTTACAAAACCGCCAAGATCTACAGGCAAATCGTAACAAGATCACTAACAATTCATCGCAAGCTCTTCGTGGCCTGCTCAGCGTGCTTGGCGCTATGGGCGCAAGCGGTGGCTCTGAGGCCCGATATACTGTACCGAATATGGTCACAAGTCAAGCTAACAATGAAATGAGCAGCGCCAGCAAGGTGTTTAGGAAAAATCAACAAAACCTCGACACTGACTGGGGCAACTACAAAAATCAATTCGAAAATGATAAGAAAAAGCTAGAAGACTGGTATAATGGCCAAGTCAAGGCTAAAAAGCAAGAAAACTACGAAAAAGGTCAATCGTTACTCAATGAATTAGTGACCGCTTACGGCAACCGTGCACAATATGGCGGCGACTATGGCAATAGCATAAATGACGCGTTCAACCGCATCAAAGACTACAGCAACAAGATCACCGAACTTGGTAAATACACTACTCCAAAATATACCGGTACTACAGCAGTCTACAACGCACCGGATCTATCATCATATAACACCGGAGACACTGATCTCACAGCTTCTGTGGCCGATTCAAGTACTAGCGCAGACTCACCGTTACTAGTGGCACTACAGGGATTAAATAAGAAGAAAACGAATAGCCCATATGGAGCTTAGGCCATGGCTAACCTACTCAACTGGCTAGAGCCTTCGCTATACAAGCGACGTAAAAACCAAGATGGAGGACCTACTCTACTTACTACCTTGCGCAGTCCACAAAGCTCGGTGCAGAATATATCTAGATCTACACAGAATGTCAATCAGAATGTTGGTAACCGCTTCAATGGTATGTCTAATTCATTCCAACAGCAAAACGATCAAGAAGCGCAACGTAGACAACAAGAAGAACAACAGAGACAGCAACGTCTAGAACAGATGCGCCAGCAGCAAGAGCAGCAGAGACAACAAGAGGCCGCAAAACGTCTCCAGCAACAGCAAGCTCAAAAACAGCAGCAAGATAGTCTACTAAAATCTAGCTTAGGCGGCGGTAGCTTATTAAGCAACCTTAGAGATAATAAACTAAATATCTCTAACAATAATGTTAATAATAACAATAGATTCACTAACAAGCTACAAGGCAATATCACCGCGACTAAACCGGCAGATATTGGCCAGAAGACTGAAGCTCCAACGCAGAATATCAACGAAAACAGCTGGAAGAGATTCTACAACGAAGAACAAAAAGCAGTCCGAGAAGATGCCTTCAAGAATGACGGATTCGGATCCTGGCTTCAAGACGTATTCAACCCCGGCTGGGACAGAAGACTCGCTGAAAACCGTGCTAGAACACGAAACACTAATGAATTGATCAACCGCGCCTGGGATAACAACGGTAAAGTGATCAACCCTGAGGCAGCCTCAATGGCCAAAAAAGCGGCCAATGAAGGCATGCAAGTGTCTAACCAATTCAATGAGCAAGAACGCGCTAATAGCCGTGCTATCGGAGCATCGGCTGACTCAGACTATAAGAACAACCGATTCCTAGCTACATTCAACGCTATAAGAAACATGGACGTCGGCAACGCTATTTTCAACGATAAAGATCCTGACAAGCTAGACGCATCAGACGCCGGAAGGTTCGTGACTAACTTACTTCCCGGCCTATTCTCCGCTCCTATCAATGGTGTGGTCAATCTCTCTGAAGCAGCGGCCGGCAAAGGCCTAGACAGAGAGACTGGCAATATGAGACAACTAGACGGTACAGAACGCTTAGGCCGTGCCCTCTCTGGTGGTATTGATATGGCCGGTGTATTCTATGGCGGTTCCGGCGAACTCTTAAACTCGATCGGCAAAAGCATCTTCAACAAGGGAGCCTCTGAAATCACCAAACAAGCAGTAAAGAACACTTCTAAAGAAGCGATCAAGGGGTACCTAAACGCAATGATGAAAGAAGGCGCCGAGGAAGGTGTACAACAGGCCTTCGAATTCTTCGGTGATGGCGGCAAGCTAGTCACTAAAGATGGCGAATTCGATGCTGACTCATTCAAACAGATGTTACAAGAGTCCGGCCAGGCCGCAGGTCTAGGTGCGCTCGGTGGTGGTATATTCCATGCTGGCAGCAACGCCATCAATGCAGCTAACAACTTCAGAACTGGCAATAAATCGGGTACTGACGTCACGACCCCTAACCTAAATAACAACCTGATCGGTACTTCTAGGACTGAAGCTACGCCTGAGATGACTGAGACTACTACAGGAAATAATGGTATTACGCCTGAGAGAGTACAGACTACCAATGACGGCACAATGGTAAAGACGAACACAGACGGTACAACCTCGAAACTGACAGACGATGAACTGGCCAACGTGATCGAACAGACTGAGCAACCTACAACAACCGGCGTAAATCCATTCCAGAACAATTCATTCAAGCTCGGATCAGAAGATCTTAATACCCTTGCTAGACGTGCTGAACAGGGCGACACTTATGCGCAACAAAGGATCGCAGAACTTACTAACCAAAATCAAGAAGAGAACACTGACTGGCGTGGCCAAAACGTACAGGAAGTGATCAATCCGGAAGAAAATAACAATCCTATAGCGCAAGAAACGCAGGATCAAGCGAATTTAGCTCAGCAACAGCAACTCGGTCAAGCTGAGGCCCAAAACACGCCTCAGAACTATGGCCATGTTGGTATGGCTCTTGACTCCAGAACATTCGATGAGCTTACTCCAACTGAACAGGCCGCTTGGCTCGAACAGAATAGCGAACAGATACCATTCGAAACTGAGCTAGCTCAAGCCCTCAGGCAGATGAACATCGATCCTACCGGCATGTCTAGACTCGATATGTTACGCGAATACACAAAAGCTATGAACAACACCGCTCCGCAAGTAACTCCGGCCAATGAGATCGGTAATATGCCGGAGAGACTACCTTCTGAGCGTGATATTGCACAAAGTCAAGAGCAACCGGCCGGATCTATCCTGCAGAACTTAGCACAAGAACCGAATATCCCGGTAAATACAGAAACTACCGGCGCCAATGAGGGCGCAACTGAAGCCTCTACTAGAATTCCAACGGTCGAAGAATTATCAGTGGCCAGGCCGGAGAATACAGGCCTAGTAGAGACCGCGAATCAATACGGAGTACAGATCAACGCCAATGAATTGTCTAATATCCAAAACATGCTCGATAAACAAGGTATACAGGCTAGATATGATAAGAACACCTTCAATAATAGCAACGAAAACGCCATGTGGAGGACAAGAACAGACAGTAATGGTAATACTGTACGAGAAGTTATAATCAATCCTAAAGCTAACAATGACACTGTAATTCAAGAATTAGCGGTGCATGAGCTGGCTCATGATATATTCGCTAAAGATACCGAAACTTCTGGCCAACTTTATCAGGGGGTAAAGGACTGGCTCGAAAAAGATCCAGAATATCAGAACAAGCTAAGCGATCTAAAGAAGGCCTATGGCGATGACGTCAATGTCGAAGAAGAAGCGATCGCTAAAACCTTGCAATCTAAGCTCGGCAATCAAGAAGAGATAAACAGACTAGTAGAATACAATCCTAGCTTGGCTAGAAAAGTCTATGACTGGGTTGTAGAAAAACTAAATAATGTTACCGGCGGTAGAGTGGAGGGCCTATACTGGAGAGATATCAAGAATAAATTCGAAAAAGCATATTCTGAGAACGGTAATACTACTACTGACAGCACTAAATTATCGGTAACACCAACTACTGATAGCGAAGGCAACACTTTGAGCAAACAGCAACAAGAGTATTTCAAAGATAGCGTGGTGAGAGATGAGAATGGTGATTTGACCCCTATGTATCACGGTACTAGAGGAAATTTTACGGTCTTTGGTGACAAAAACCCTAATAGCTCAAGTAATAGTAAGTCTAGTGTAGGATATTGGTTTACGCCGACCGAGGAAGGGGCTAAGAACTTTGCAGAGTCAATATGGTATGGTGAAGGTAAACCAAAAGCTATGAAAACCTACTTGAATATCAAAAACCCTAAAGTCTATGAGAGTGTTGATAATAGCAAAGCTGTTGATTTATTAAGAAAAAAACTTTCTAAGTTAGAGCTGAAGTCTAAAAGCCAATCTATGCCAAAATTATACTACAAAAGTATGTATGATTACTCAGTGGTCCAAAATATGGTAAATCAAGGGGATAAATATACGGCTATAAAATGGCTAGCTGATAAGAGTAGTTATGATAATAAGACTGCTACTGAGCTGGTTGATGAAGTAGATGGATTAAAAGAGCTAGCCAATAAAAAGAAAAAGATACAAGACGAGATAGCAGAACTAAAATATAGTGATGCTTATGAGAAATTTAGGACTGATATTTATAAGATAGATGGGCAGAATGCTGAAAATGCTAATATAGGTGGGACAGGTATGGTTTTAAATGATGATAGTTCTGTCCAGAAGTATGTGGATAAGCTAAAGTCTGAAGGATATGATGGGATTATAATAAAAGGCACTAACTATGATGCAGATACTATGGGTGGGAGAAATGACCAGTATGTAGTGTTCGATCCTAACCAGATTAAAAATATCAATAACACAGAGCCGACTACCAATCCAGATATAAGATACTCTAAAGAATCAGACTTCGATGAGTATATCGATAACAGGACCGGCAAGACTACCAACCAGGCCGAAGACGAAAAGAACAAGGCCATGCTACAGCAACTAGACGAGCTGTGGGGCGGCGAACCAACAAAAATGATCACTAACGAGCCGAAATACAATGAAGCTGAATCTGCACAAAAAGCAGAGGACGTGCTCGAAGGTAGAACCTCTTTTGGAGACTACATCAAAGATCAAAGAGAGCTGCTCTGGAAAAGCTTTAAGGAAAGCAACCGAGGGGTAGAGAGAGGCCTCAAAGCTGATCCGGTCACTGAACAAATTGAAGGACGCTGGGCCATGTCTAATAATGGCACCCTATACCGCGATCTATTCAAAGAGGCCGGCAACAAGCAACCTACTAAGGCCGAATTCAACGAAGCCCTGAATGATGTGTTGGAAAATGGTGCTAATAGTAGGTACTATGATGGCTTTAGAGAGCTAAACCATAGTGGCGACAGAGCACTTTTCGGATTTAACCAAGGCAATGAGGATATCGAATCAATTCTAGATCTACAGGACGTCGCTGTTACGAACCAAATAGCTAATGAACCTACCTTCAAGAAGATATCAGAGGATAAAAACTCTGTGTTCAATAGTGATGTGGCCAAAGAGCTAGGAATAAGAATCACAGATAACGATCTGGACTTATACCGAAGAGCTCTAAACGGCGAAACACTGACTAGGCAAGATATCCAAAACTCACCAATAGCTAAAAAGTTTGAGGATTATGCCGAAGCTCACAGAGACGAAGTTGTTATAAACAACGAACAAGAAAAAGGTAAGGCTACAATCGATAATGCCACGATGGATAGGTTGCAAAATGTAGCATCAGAGTTTATGGCTAATGACGAGAGTCTTAAGACTGCCAAAAACGAAGGCAAGGCGGCCATTGTTCTCGGTATGCCGGCAAGTGGTAAATCTTCTAACGCAGTGGATATACTAGCAGACCAAGGTTATTTTGTCCTAGACAACGATAACGTCAAGAAGATCTTCCCAGAATACAATAATGGCCTCGGCGCAGGAAATGTACACAGCGCTAGCTCATATGTAGCTACTAACATAGTTTTGCCGGAGGTCACAAAAAACAAGACAAACGTGGTAATCCCGGTAATAGGCAAGACCTTGACTTCTCTGGAAAACTATGCTACAATATTGAAAGAAGCAGGTTATGGCAACATAGACCTGGTAAATGTGGCTCTCCCAATAGACAAAACGGCCACAAGAAACTTCACAAGGTTGCTGGAGACGAGTAGGAACGTCCCTATGGATTACATCTATGATGTAGTCGGCGATAATCCTACAAAAAACTATAACGTAATAAAAGAAAGGATAAACAATGGCACAGAACCAAACTTCACAAGCTACTCAACTCTCAGCACCGATGTCCCAAGAGGAACTAAAGCGAGAGTTATTGAAGATAGCAAAGGAATATGGCTACTCCCAACAGATGATACGGGATATACTAATCGAACCGGAGCTAATCAAGGATATAGTGATGGCATATCGCAAGGGGAGAAAAACAACGGGCGGTTGGGTCAGAATGGCAATGATGGCCTATTAAACCAAAACCAGCCTACACAGAATATTGAAAAGACTAATAAAGCCGGTAAAGAAGAAAAATTGCCGGAAAACTTCGATGTTCGTGACTATGTGTCAGACCAAGTAAAGCAACAGAGAGAACGCTCTAAACTACCTCTCAAGGATAGGATAAAGACCACTAGAGACAACTTGCGACACTACTTAGTAGATGATGCCGTGGCCTATGAATCTTACATTAAAGACAAAAACGAGCGCCTAAACATCAGAGAAGGCGTGGATAGGGTACGATCTAGCGATCTTATAGCTAAACAATGGATAAACGATCATGGCCTAAAGGACGCTGTAGGTCACTTAGATGAAAAAGAATACAACGAATTTAGCCAATACCTGATAGCAAAACGAGCTCTAGAAGTCTCGAAGCAAGGTAAAAAGACCGGCCGCAGCAAGGCCGCAGACGAAGCTCTGATCAAATCCGTAGGTGACAAGTACAAGAAAGAAGAGGCAGCGATCAGAAAATATACCAGAGATATGCTGGAATATAGCGCTGATAACGGCCTGATAAGCAATAAGCTAAAAGACGATCTATTGAAGAACAATCCGGACTATGTACCAATGAACCGCGTGTTCGATGTTATGGAACAAAAAACCGGCTTCAAGTCTAAACAGCTTGGCAACCTAAGTAAACAAACAGTGGTACAGAAGATGGAAGGTAGCACTAGAACCGTAGAAGATCCAATTGAATCTATGATGTCTAATACCCTCCGCATGATAAACGAAGTCGAGCGCAACAAGACCGCTAAATTGATCCATGACTCTGAATACTTCCACGAGAAAACCCTAAAAGATGACGAAAAACCGCGATCTGGATATGACAGACTAAGTTACATGGTAGACGGCAAGAAGGTAAGCTATGAGGTACCAGAATTAGTAGCTAAAGAGATGAAAAACCTCAATAGTGTATTACCTGATAGCATGGAGAACTTCCTAAAGATAGCAGGCGCGCCTACTAAGCTATTGCGTGCTGGTGCTACTCAAAATAACCCGATCTTCGCGCTGTCTAACATCATAAGGGACCAATTGCAAGCTACTGTTACTGGTAGCCTAAAAGCCAACGCTAAGGGCACGCCTAAAGCCTTCTCGGCCGCGTTCGGTGTAGGTAAAAAGGCGAGAGCTCTTCGAGAAGAATTGAACCGGGCCGGTATTGTAGGTAACGAATACCGCCAAACTTACGGTTACAAGCCTGGTCAACTAGTCGAACAACTGAAGGCCGATGGCCAGATGATAAAAGGCGTAAACGAAAGGATAAAGCACCCCGTAAACAGCCTAGCCGATCTCATCGGTCGAACAGAGTACTTCACCAGGGCCCAGCAATACTTCGGCACTGAAGGTGATGCTACTACTAAAGCTCAGGCGGCAAGAAATAATACCCTAAACTTTAGCCGCGCCGGAGCGACCACTAGGATATTGAACAGAGTAATCCCGTTCTTAAACGCCGGTGTACAAGGTGGTAGAATTACAGTAAATAGCTTCAAGAATAGGCCGGTACACACTAGTCTAGCCTTAGCAAGTCTCACCGGGTTAGCGCTTGCAGCAAAAGGTGCAGCCGAAGCTCAGGATAAAGAATTATGGGATAGGATCGATAATTCTGATAAAGAGAGCAACTTAATACTATTCGGACCAGATGCGCACTACGATCCAGAGAGTAACCGTGTCGAAGGTATTGTAAAGATCCCGATGCCACAAATGTTATATCCGATGATGAACGCAGCTAATAATACCGATGGCAGCCCAGAGAGCCTGATAAATCTAGCCGGAGATATCTTCCAAGCTACTACTGGCCTAAACACTCCGGAAGTAGAGAAAAATGGCAATGTAAACGGGTTGCCGGTGGTAAGCCAACTTACTCCGACCGCGATCAAGCCACTTCTAGAGGCCGCAGTAAATAAGAATACCTATACCGGCAGCGATCTAGTTAGCGAATATGATTCGAACAAAAATCCAGAAGATAAGGGATCTAGCTACACTTCGGGTGCAGCACGAGCTATTGCTAAAGCTACCGGGATCGATGCTCCAATTATAGATAACTTCATCTCTAGCTGGGGCGGCGGTCTAGCAAAAGACTTGTCTAAAACTATGACTGATAATCCGGATAATACTAAAGATGCCGGTGGCCTAGGCGGCATGTTCGGCGGTGGCCTCGAAAGAAGGTTCCTGAGTGGTACCGCAGAGAGCCAATACGAAATTGCCGAAGGTTTTGCTGCTAATTATAAGAAACAACTGTCGCAGAATGATGAATTCAATTCTCTGTCTAAAGAGGATCAGATCAAGGTCAAGAACGCGATCGATAACGATATGAAGGCGATCGCCGGAATAGCGGCCAAAACAGAGCAAGGCAAAGAAGTAAATAGCAAGATGACGCAAAGGCAAACTATGCTATCTCAAAACGGATTCGATGCAAAAGCCTATATGGACTCAGTGCTCAATAAGCAAGCGTACCAAAGCAGCGGAGAAGGCAATATAAAGGCCCTGTCAGGCGATATGACAACCTATGGCAATAGTGGAGTCAATAAGAGCTCTATAACGGCCGCAAATAGCCTCAGCGACGATTCTAAGAGCATAATTGACAAGTACAACTCAATGTCTAGCGAAGAATGGGATAAATTCATCAATGGATCTAGCGCCGAGTCAGCGGCCGCAGAATACAAGCTAGCTAAGGCTAAATACGAAAATGACGTTGCCAATGGTAAAGTAAACGATGCGCAAAAGGTCAAACGCGAAAAAGAGTTAGCCAAGCTTGAAGTGTCGCAAAAATGGTCCAAGAAATACCGCGACGCCTATGGACTGGCCGGTTCTAAAGCCGATATGCAGGCGTACTTAAACGGCCTAGATGATAAGACTAGATCAGAAACGGTTGCGATATTGAATGGCCTAAATAACGCCATGTACGAAACTGGTATAATCAAATCTTCTACCTACAAGACAAGAGGAAACGCGATCAATAATACCACTAGCAAGAGGTCAAGCGGAAAACGCAGAAAATCTGGATCTAGGTCCGGCAAATCCGGCAAATCTGGCAAGTCTGGCAGCTCCGGCATGACTTCTGCTGAAGCATCGGCACTAGCAAGCCTAGCAAAAACCTTGTCGAACTCAGATGGCAACACGAAAGTTAGTACTACAAAGGCCCCAGAAACGAAGAGGAAGATGGCCAGAACGCGTTCAAGCGGCAACAGCACTAGACTAGCTACCTATACCCCAACCGCAAGTAAAGCCAAGATAACTAAAGGCGTAAAAAGAAGCATAACATAAGAAAGGAGCGCAGATGGCAAAAAACCTAAAAATCAAACGTGGTAATACGCAAAATGTAACACTGACCGTCAAAGATGCGGATCAAGTGTCTGCAGTGTCGCCGACTGATATCATCTACTTCACGGCAAAGCCAAAATATGATGATGATCCTACTGATTCGGCAGCAGTAATTGCTAAAACTATGGCCGCCAGTGAGGTACTAGATCCAGAAACTGGGGTTGTAACCTTTAAATTGACAGCCTCTGAGGTGGATATCCTACCCGGCAAGTACGTCTATGACGTGGTACTAAGGCAAGCTGACTATGACAGAGTTACACTACTAGATGGCAAGCTGACTATCACGCCGGCAGCAACTCTAAGGGGGTTCTAGATGGCAGAAATAAACGAAGAGATCGACCTAAATACCCTAGATATCGAAACTACCGTCTCGCCGGGTGTAAACGTGGATTCAAGCGTCTCTTCCGGCATGAGCGTCTCAAGCGTTGGTGTTGGCGGTCCTCGTGGTCAAAAGGGTGATAAGGGTGATCCTGGATCGCCTGGACCTCAGGGTCCTCAAGGCCAAAAAGGTGACACCGGATCGCAGGGCCCGCAAGGACCTCAAGGCAGCAAGGGAGATAAAGGCGATAAGGGTGACAAGGGTGATAAGGGAGACAAAGGTGCTACTGGCGCAACTGGACCAGCTGGGCCGGCGAATACACTCTCTATAGGCACTGTTACTGGTGGAGCTACAGCTTCCGCTACAATTACAGGGACTGCTCCAAATCAGACACTAAACTTAACATTACCAAAAGGTGATAAAGGTGACACCGGTGCAACTGGTGCGACTGGAGCACAGGGGCCCCAAGGCGAAACTGGAGCAACTGGGCCACAGGGGCCTCAGGGGCCACAAGGTCCAACCGGGGCTACTGGAGCAACTGGTTCTCAAGGTCCTCAAGGAGATCCAGGCGACGCCGCGACTATTGCCGTAGGGACAGTTACTACGCTTCCGGCCGGTTCCAGCGCGACAGTGACTAATTCCGGTACAAGCTCGGCCGCAGTATTCAATTTCGGTATTCCAGAAGGTCCAGAAGGTACTTGCGCAATTCAACACGCTTCGTGGGGGGCATATCATGAACTGTAAGCAACTAATAACAAAAGGAGGTAATAGATGACCCTACAAGAGCTAATAAACGCCGTTATGCTCAAGGCCACTGGTAAACCCACTATCCTGGCAAGCAATAACACTAAATGGGAGAAAATTCGTGGGATCGCGAATTATTATCAGCAAGCTTGGCTAAATGAGCCTGGGCAACACTGGAATTCGCGCTATGATCGCGCACGACAGATCGGTACCATCTCGAACAACGATGAGTATGAGTTAGATGATGATATCACTGAGATATCCACTGCTAAAGGTGACGATATCTATGTTTTAACTGCCGAAGATGAAAAGATCCCCTTCCAGTTAGTAAACTATGACGATCTTAAGAATTATCCGTCCGGAAACTATTGTGCAAAACTAGGACAAACTCTAGTATTCAACGCAAGATTCGCAGAAGATGACCCCTGTTATGGCGGTAGATTATACGCTCCGGTCTATACTACTATAGAAGATCTCGAAAGCGCCGATGATGACGTGTCAGTAGATGATCCGGAGTGGCTAGTTACTATGGTGGCCGCAGAATATATCCGCAATGATATAGTAAAACAAAATCAATACGGCAACCTTATCGCTGAAGCTAATAACCTAATGACTTCAATGATAAGAAATAACCGGGCCGGCCAAGTACGGCATATAAGAGGCGGCTGGCGCAACGGTGGAGGATTAAACTATGATTAACCCACCAAAAGCCACTAAAGCACCTGATATCAAGCGAAAAGCTGTGCTAGACTGGTCTGTTGGTACCGTCACTGATTATGATTCTAGAAGAATTGTCGACGATGCTCTAAAATCCTCTGTAAACATGGTTTTAGAGCAAAATGGCGTTCTAAGGCCGCGCCCGTCACTAGTAGAGTACGGGCCGCAACCGGCGCATGAAATAATTGGCGAGCTATTCGAGTGCAAAAAGGTCTCTGGATCAACCGCGACCTTTTATCTTGTCTCGATGCAAGTCGACGGCGAAGATGCCTATGTGCACTATTGTACCGGCGAAAGTAACAGCTGGACGAAAATAAGTACTAAAACATATGATGCTACAGCTCCAGCTCATTTTGTACAAATAGGCGAAAAGGTTTTGGTGATGAATGGTGTAGATCCCTTATCTTATGTCGATATCAATACATGGACAGTTACTTCATTCACTAAAGTGACTGATCCTACATCTGCTCCATCTGCTTCTGCTACCGGTTTATCCGGATCAGGTTTTAAGGTTTATTACGCTGTTACGGCTAATTCTACAGTAGGCGAGACGGCCGCAAGCCCCGACACGTCACTAGCAATTGGTACAGAGAGAACTGCCTGGGATCCTAATACTCAATATGTTACGCTAAGCTGGTCGGCAGTAACTGATGCTACCGGGTATAATGTGTACGTCGGCACAGAAGAAGATGGCGGCGGCACTCCGGTTATGTACTTATTACAAGCTAACCTAAGCTCATCTACCCTGTCATTCAAAGATGACGGATCTTATGCGATCGACATAACTCACCCAGCCCCAAGCGTCAATTCCACCGAGGGGCCAAAAGCGACACGCGGCGCGGTTGTAAATGGCCGTGTCTGGCTAGTAGGCGACACTGATAACCCCTATTATGTATGGCACGGTGGCGATGTTGGCCATGAAATAGACTTCTCTCCGAGCGGCTATGGCGGCGGGTATACGGCTGTGGCTCCGGGTACAAAAGAAGTGCCAATTGCCGTGATGCCATTCCGAAAAGGTCAAGGTGACTCTAGTGTTGTAGTTTTGACCCAAGGATCTAACGGTTCTGGCCGCAGATTCCAGATCACATATTCCACTATAGACTATGGTGGTATTACAACTGCCTTATGGGCGCCATCAGAAGATTCCGGCCGCGACGGTACAGACAGTCCAGATGCTGTAGTGATCTATAATAACTCTCTATTTTATCCATCTAGAGACGGTTTTAAGACTACCGGCACTATGCCATCACTCCAGAACGTGTTATCGACTAGAACAATATCAGCAACGATCCAGGATCAGATATCACTGCTTAAAAGCTCGGCGATGAGTAACGCTGTAGGCCTAACATATGAAGGCAAGATATACTGGGCGCTACCAGTAGGATCTACCGAAAATAACCGAGTATGGGTATATCACCCGGATCAAAAAGGCGCCTGGATAACTTCCTGGCATCTAGACGTCAAGTGGCTAACTCTGTATAACGATAACAGCGGCGACACTCATTTTCTGGTATATTGCAAGGACGGCGGCATCTATGAGCTAGATCGAGCTACTTCTACCCTAGACAATGGTGTACCATTCGAAACTGATATGACCTCTGGTACCGTTCAATTCTCTAAAGATGGCCGGGAGTGGTCGCGACTTATACAGATAGTTTTCACGTTTTTGCGGCCAAAGGGAGAGATCGCCATCGAAGTAGAGGCAATGACAGAAGACGGAAAAATGAAGTACAAGCAGACAGTAACGCCGACCGAAGACTATCCGGCAAGGGGTTGGAGTCAAGTCGTCAATCATTCGCCGAGACTAGTAGGCTGGAGCGATCCCGGAAAACCGGAAGGCAACGCTCAGGAATACATAGACGAAACTATCGAAATAGACGAAGACGTACAGTGGTTCGTTTACTCGATCCACACCGTCAAGGGCGGCACCGATTATAAGATATCATCGGTGGTAGCAGAGCATGTACCAATAGGAATAAAAGATTTAAGCTGATAGAAAGGAGATATTATATGTCAGCAAATATAACAGATTATTTTAACAAAGCGAGCAACATGAACGGAAGCTATCCGGCCGTTGCTACTGTTACATCGGCGCGATCTGTCGGCGGTGCAACATTATCATGCGATGACTTGTCGAGCTGGGCGACTGACACGCCGGTCCACTTTTCGACATTCCAGACTACCGCTGATGGATCAGTCGACACTACTACTCAGACAGACTGGAAAGGTATTGTTGTTGGTAACACTATTACAGAAATGACACGGTTGGCCGGGGCCGCAGATTCCGGCAACGCTTCCGGCGATCGCGTAGAATTAAACCCTACTATCGGTTGGCTAGATGATCTAGTAACCGGGCTTTTAGTTTCGCATAAACAGAACGGTGGCCTGAAAGATTCATCAGTAACAGAGAGCACTATCGCTACTAGTGCCGTGACTAATTCGAAGATCGCGGACAGCGCCGTGACTAACGCCAAAATTTCCGATGGTACGATTCAAGCACAGAAAATTGATTTTACTACTATCGAATATAGCACCTCTAATGAGATAGTTGTAGGCAAGTGGATTGATAATAAGACTGTCTATTGTAAAATTGTTACCGGCACTGCTCCCTCTGGAGATGCGAGCACATTCAATATCGCACACGGCATATCTAATTTGGGGACTGTATTACCTATGACTAACCTCTGTCTAGACTCTGGTGCTAATACTAGCTTTAGTGGCTCTGACGGGACCTATGTCATTCGTTTTGAGGTTGGGGCCACAGACATTAAAATAATGAAAACAAAGGTCGCATGGAAGAACGCCGCTGTTAGATGCGCGCTATATTACACGAAGTCTAGCTAATCCTAATAGCGAACAATGCTGGGCGCCAAACCTTGGTCATGTTGCCAGATCTTTTAGCGGTAAAATGAACAGTGGTAGTTTCAGTCAATGTAGCTTTGCCTATATTAAAAATATCAACACCAATATCCTGATTGCTTCCGCTTTGCCAGAAATAATAATTGGCGTACGCAACTTGGGTGCCGCTGACCGAATTGAGCCTAGCCTTAACTTCCCCAGAGTAATTTGTCGCAGAATTTCCATTAGTGCCAACATGAGCTTGAACGCCTATCATATAGGTTCCGGCCGGCAACTCCAGAGTTCCATAAGATGCCTCTGAGGTTGTTGCTGTAAAATCAGAAAACCCTTCAAAATACATAAAAGTCGTAAAGTCTATTTTCTGTGCTTGAATCGAAGCATGTTGACCCGTGTTCCGTTACAAAAATATAATAAAGAAAATAGCAACTTCATAAGGAGACGAGTATGCCAAAGACTAAGATTAAACTTAATATGCCGGAATGGAAGAAGGTAGTTATAGCGGCCCTGTCGCTTGCTGCTGCTTTAATTCTAGGCGGTACTTGGGGGTTAGCTATAAATAAAACTGATGAAGGTTTCGAATTAGAAGTAGAGAGCGAATACTCGATCGAATTATCTGAAGAGCAGATCCCGGCCGTAATCACCACTGAAAACGGTAAAACTGAGACTATTGAAGCGCCTACTGTCGAGCTTATCGACGATGGCGAAGCTTTAGGCGAAGGCGAAGATGCTCAGGGAGCTTGGCACGACACTTCAAGCCCAGAGGCCTACAAAAAATCTACCATCGGCCAATGTATCCAGAACGCCTATGGCGGCCAATGTTTTGCCTTGGCGAATGACTTCTGGCAAAATTATGCCGGACGTAACCTCTCTTCTTGCGGTACTGGCGCTGCAAAAGGTACTTGGAATTGTAAAGAACAGAACGCCGGTAATGACTTCGTATTGATCTACAACGCAAAAGAGATCCAGGCTGGCGACTGGGTTGTCTACTCAAATGGCACCTACGGCCATATTGGAATGGCGCTCGGCCCGGCCACTAATGGCTATGTAGCACTTCTTGGCCAAAATCAAGGCGGCCAGAGATGTTCTAAAGGTGGCGCGGCCACTAACATCATCAATAAAAGCAACCGCGACTTCGTAGGCGCTTTTAGGCCAAAAGCTTATATTAAACCGGCCCCTAAACCGGCCCCAACTCCAGCTCCGGTAGCTGATCAGTGCAAGGTCTGGAATGTCAAAAAAGGCGACACTATGGGTAAGATCATGCGCACCTGTACCGGTAAGATCACCTGGGGTGCTGCTATGACTGAATATGCCGGACACTGGTATTCTACAAAATACAAAAGATTCTTGACTGTTGCTGATGGCTGGGCTAGTAAGGTCGGATATGGCCTATTCGCAGGTGACACTATAGAGTATAGAAAGTGATGGAAAGTATCATTGTAGCTACAATAACGGGCGCTCTGGCTGTTTTAGGCTCATATGTGAGTAATGTAGCTATTTCTGCTAAAAAATCGCGTGAAGACGCTTTAAAAGACGCAGAACGCGAAGTTAGGCAGACGATGCGACTAGATATTATCGAAAAAAAGGTCGATATACACAACGGATATGCAAAAAAGTTCAATGATATAGGGAATGATATTACAGCGATCAAAAAAGATATTGAATACCTAAAGAAGAGCAATAAAACATGACCTGAGGTGCATATCTTTTTTGATCAGTACATTATAACTCCTTAATTTTACTCAGCCTGCCGGGAGATCCCGGCAGGCCCCAAAGGGAGGTGATATCAGTGAGCAAGAAGCGCACAAAAAAGAAGCGCCGGTTGCGTTATGGCGGTATGAACCGCCACCACTCATATTTTGTGGCAAAGACGCTACTGGAGCAACGGCTACTTAAAAGAGCTTCGGGAGCACGAATATCTTGTCGTAGAGATGCCGATAAGCACTTTGCATCGAGCTATTCACGCTAGCATGACGGGCATTCCAATTATCAAGCCAACGTCAGCTAAAAGTGCTCTGGACGAGCTTGACCGGCTCTATAAGCTTGGTGCTATAAGCCAGGCTGATCCGATAAGCGCACGGATCGAACTCTTAATAGCTCTTCTAGACTGTGTAGAACCGGCAGCGGTAAAAGCGCTCAAGAGACAACTCGCTATTGTAGTAATTTATGAGGAGCGGCAATCTTTAATGATGCCATGCTAAAGAAAAGGCCCCAGATCTGGGGCCTTTATCTTAGGTATTATCCGATCCGGATTGCGGCCAGTGAGCTCTGAGAGCCAAAACCGCCATCAGATCCAGTGAAGCTTATTTTAGCGTTAATAGTTGTATTTTGCGCCACTGTTGCAGTGCCGGTGACAGTAATAGTGAATTGACCTAGTGTGCTACCCTGAGCACCGCCATAGAAGCCGCTGACCGGTGAAATCCCGGTACTGCCATCGTAAATACGGAGGTAGCAATTTTGTTTGGTACTGCCATAATACTCAGCCCTAGAAGTCGCGATGAAAATATAAGTACCGGCTTCGGTAATTGTAAGAGACGCTGTTTCTTTCCACGCATTATTTTTTACTACTCCAGTTCCTCCTGCGGGTAATACACAGGTGCTACCTATACTCGAAAAATCGAGCTTTTGTGCTTGAATCGTACCATGCAGAATGTGCTATAATATAGGTAATAAGGGAGTATTCTATGAGTATTTTTCAAGCTATTGTTCTAACCCCAATTTTATCAGTCGGAATGGCCTATATGATCTGGCTGGCCTATAAGGGGATCCGCACTATTGCCGGCAAAAAACATATCACCAGAGATGAAAAGCTAAATGTGCTTTTGTGGTCCGGTATAGCTTGCCTTTTCATCAATTTTTTGTGGTTTGTTCCGCAAGTGGTAAATGGTGATATGGTAAGGACGATAACAGAGGTACAGGACGCTAATTGTAGAAGATCTACCACGGCCGACGGAGAGCAATTAACAGAGAGTCAGTGCTGGTATTTCGAAGATGTTTTAAATGGCAAGTATAACGAGCAAGGTCAGGCCCTAAACATCAGAGAGTTTTTAAGCGTCGAGTAACTCTTAGATAAACAAAAAAGCCCCGGTGAGGAGCTTTTTTGTCTCTAGGCGGATTAGGCGCTTGGAGTGCCGGTAATAGCGGAGACTGCACCTTTTTTGGCGTCAAGTACGAAGGCATCGTAGATGAAGCGGCCAACAAGGACAGCGCCGTCGACCAACTCAGAATCAGTGATGATGCGAGTAGAGTCGATTTGTTTAGCACCTAGAACGGCTTTCTTCTGCCAGATAATAGCATTGGTATTAGCTGGGAAGTAAGAAGAAGGCACCTTGATCACGGACATGCCATCGAGTTCGCCGACGAAGCCGCGTGGGACGAGCTTGTCATTGTAGCCATTGGCATGAATACCGGTGGTGATATCTTTCTTGATGAGGTTGTAGAACTGAGGGGTTACGAAGATAACACGATCACCCATTGGAGCTTTACATTCATCAAGGAAGGCCTGGGCATTAAGAACAGCGGTGTAAGCACCTTCACCTGCATCATAAGCGACAGTCTGGCTATTAGTAGATGCTGCAGTAGCGGCAGTAGCGAGACGATCCTTATCGATCTCAGGGATAACTTGTTCGTCCATCTCAGCTTTTAAGATGATGCCGGCTTTCTTAGCGAGAGCTTGCTGCTTGTAGTTGCCACGATCAATAACAATTTTGAAGCTACGATCATTGGCGAGCTTGTAAGAAGCAACAGTGTCTTGCAATTCATTATTGCCACCAAAGCGGTCGCCAGTAGAAGTGCGGCTATAGTTTGATAAAGCTACGGTAGTAGGGGTATAGACATTGATAGTCTGTACGCCGTCGAAATCGTAGTCAGTGTTCACAAAACGTTCGGTATAAGAACCGTGAGCGAACACTAGGTCCAATTTGCTGGAATACTTTTCAGCTAAATTAACGGTCATTTTTATCCTTTCATTTAGTTAGTTAAGTTTTAATAAACAATTTACTAACTCATCAGTCCGGATAGGAAATCGTCATCATCGTCTTTAGAAGAAGGCGCATTGACGGATCCACCAACATCTGCATTGTTCATCATATCGAGCGCTGCCTTCCGGCCAGAAGTTTTGCCTTTTACTTCACCAGAAACTTTAGCTTTAGCTATCGTAGAATATAGCTGGTATGGCGAGACACGAGCACCAATTACTTGGCCGGTCTTTTCATCTGTTACCAGCGACTCCTGCATCAGTTTATCAGCAGCTTCTGTGAGCTCAGCATTGTACTGATCGGACTCAGGATCGAAAAGCGGAAAATCTTTTATCACCTGGTTGGCTTCATTCGATAATTGAGTAAGGTTGTCAGTAACACGTTCTACATAGTTATCAAATTCTTGCTTCTGTTCCATAGCGTCTAGGCGCTGGCTCAATCGCAAGTTTTCGGCCTCAGCTCTAGTGTAATAGTCACCAGTGGCTGGGTTAATTTGATCGACTAAGGATTCGATCGTTGGTAGATCCTGAGCAGACTTTAGGCCGTATTTTTGCCGGCTCAGTTCAGCGATCTCTTCTCGCAGAGCGTTGCGTTCTGCTACCTTATCTCTGATCTCGTTAGTAAGTTGCTTTTTGCGCTCATCGGCGCGGGTAGACTTTTCTTTTGATTCGGTAGTCTCAGACGGCTTTTCTTCAGAAGAAGGCTCTTCTTCTTTTGTAGGCTCGTCCGGCTCTTCGCTAAAATCGAGCACGAGCTCGTCATCATTAGAATTGTCGGCGCTGGTTTTGTTCTCTTCGGTTGACGCTTCCGTTGGGGTGGTTTCAGCTTCCACCGGTTCTTTTACGTCTTCGGCAATACTCCCTGCCATAGATATCTCCTTTACTTTTACGACTGTTAGGCGTCGATTCCTTGGGGCGAGATAGCCCCTGTCATGCTTCTCTCGGAGGGAGGGCCGAGAGAAACACGACAGGAATTACCTCAGTTTTTTGCTATCGAACATTCTCGCCTTTCCTTCGAGAAAGCTTAATTCACGCCTCAGAATTGAACAGACTTGCTTATTGACGGCGATCTCTCTCATGACCATCTCCGGATCTTCGGTTTTTTCTACAGAGTCAATTTTTTCACGGAACGCGATCTCTTTTTTCAATCTCTCCATCACAGCTGTAGTAAGTGGCCGTTCGCGTTCATAGGCATTTTTGAGTTGCTGATTCTTCTCTTGCTGGGCCTTAGGTTGCTTGATCAATCGCTCAGTGCTTGCCTTATAAAAATCATCTTCCATTGACTAACCTCTCTATCTGGCTAGCTACCTGTTCTGGCGGCACGCCATTTTGTACAGCATGGATCGCATCGGCAATAGTTTTATCCGGCACGCCTTGTGCACGAAGTACCGAAACTACGTTTTTCACTGCCGGATCAGATTCTGGCTGCTGCGGTTCTTCTTGCTCGGCCGGTTGTGGTTGCTCGGTTGTTTGTTCTATCATCTGTTCTTCTTGAGCTGCGCCTTCTTGCTCGGCTCCGGAGACATCAGCGAATTGTTCTACATCTACAGTCAATTCTTCTGGATCTTCAACACCGGAATTTATTACAATTTTATTCCAACAAGCGGCCAATTTATCGGTTGGGATAATCTGTGATAATGATGGAGTAGCGGCCATCTCTAGAAGTAACTGCAAGGATTCTAGCTGTTCAGACTGGCCATTTAGCTTAGAAGTAGAAGCGTCTACACGGAAGTGGAGGGCCGGAGTAGCAGAAGAGTAGTCAATTTTTATCTTGTTATCATCTGTTACGAAGCCTTCTGTTAGATCGCCGGATTCTTCTAGCTTGCGTAATTTATCAGCGGTCTTTTTATCCAGTTGCAATTCTTCTATACCTTCACGCTCGGCAAAATAGACATTTACTGCAGTCTCGGCCCAGTTCTCGAAGAATGATTCGAAGTTTTTGCGAATATAATTATCCTCGGCCGACATGATCTCCTTTTGCTGCTTTAGCGCGGTCGGAGTTTTACCAAAGCCGGGGTTGCCGACTTCTGCGCTAATAGTCGTGTCGCCGCCGGAATTGAATAGCGCATAAAGTTGTGTTTTGTTTAAAGCATAGATATCAGCATAATTCTGGATCGCGGAAGTATCTACTGATAGCGGCTCAATACGGTTTTTAGGATCATCTCCCATATCGACTAGAGCGTTAGCCTCATATATGGCCTGAGTAGTATCTACATTACCATAAACTAGCACCGGGGGAGCAAGGCCGAGGGCGCGGTTAAACTTGTAGGCGCGCATATCGGCGTCGATCATGTTTTGCATGCCGCCTACTATTTCGACGATGGAGCGACCGAAGGGGTTTGAGCAATCAACATCAGAGTAGAAGTAATCAACGGGAGGAATTCCACGCGGGTCTTTGTTTGTTTTTCGGCGTACAATGATGCCGCCACCTCCTTCAGCCGCCGGGCAACCGGTATAAAACACGGCGCCCACTCCTTTTTGGAAGCCCATCACTACTTCAATACCAGAGGCGTCTACACCGAACTTTTCCTCTGATTTAGTCTTTGCCTGGTCGTCTTTAGAGGTTATCTGCTTTTTAGCTTGTTTAAGAGCGGCAGTGTCCCAAGTAGAAGTGTATTCTTCGCCACTTGCCTTAGCTTCTTTAGCGCGCTGCTTATCAGCGGCCAATATCTGATCAATAGTCTCCGGTTGCCACCATGAACGGATAAAGAAGTATTCGCAATCATAGAATGACTTTTTGCCGGGCTGGAAGAAGATATCACCCCAATAGACAAGCGTAGCATCAGTAGTAAACTCATTATCATGTTTTATGAACGGGGTATAAACTGCCTGGCCACCTACGATCAGGCCGTTTTCTACTACCGACCAAAACTTCTGGATAAGATCATAATCACAGTTAGCGTAAGGGATAATTTTATTTAAAAGGATAAATTCGGCCACTATAGGAAGCCAGTCATTTTCATCATCAGAGGTAACTACACCGGTAGGTAGTTGCTGAATAACTCTTTTTGGGGTTTTGCGGATAAGAGATGCTGTTGTACCATCAGACACTCTTGCATATTCTGGCGGCGTATTAGGATCCGTCTCATTCCTAGCAATACGCGTAAACTCATCGAATGGTTCGGTCCACTGTTTAGTCCAGTCGACTGCTTTGTTATATTTTTTCCAGAAATTTTTCTCGGTAAGAAATTGGTTCACTTTGTACGATCACTCCACTGGATTCTCGTCTTTAAAGTAAACCAGTATTACTACCCTAATTATACTCCGTTTTTGGAACCGCTGTCAAGAACTGTAAATTTTTTTATTGCATATCTAGCACCGCTTTTTATTGACGCCGGCGTGCGCTTTATTTGGAATTCAGCTTCGAGAAGTTTGCCGGTTTTTTGTAACCGCTCTTCTTCATCTGCGAACCGGATATATTCAGCGTCCTGATCGGCCCGACTGTATACCTTGACACTCTCTTCGGTATGAATTTTTCTCGGAAGAATGTACTCGCCGGCAATTATTGACTGGCTTGTCTCTGTTAGCTGGTTATTTTTGACTTCCGTCACTACTCTTTTACCATATTGTTGTTTTTCTTCCATTTTTGCCTCCTAATAAATTTTACTTAGCGTGCCTTCTTTTTTGCGGACCTTTAATCGCTCAGAAGTTGGCGTTGCTTCGGTTTGGTATAATTGCCAAGCTATTGCAAGTGACATCACGGCATCGTCATGGCAATTCGGCGCGGCCTCAGCGCGGCCTTTTTTGTTAATAATGAATTTACCAAGCTCTTCAATAGTGGTTTCGTCATAGAGTTGGATCAATTTACTGTCTATAGCTTGCTTAAGATCCCCCAGCATTTGTGGGCGCGTTTGTGCGTTAGTATCCCAGCCTAGTACGTCAGTCAGTACTTCACCATGTACGGTGCCAAGTTTTCGACGCTGGTAGATGCGATAATGGCCATTCCGGTTTAGGGTTTGTAGCTGCGTCATTGCGGATATACCGCCCATCTGGCGCTCGAAGGCTACCACCGGCTCGACGCCGGTCTGGGAATATATCCACTCTAAGGCGTCATGGATCAGCGGCGTCATTTCAGCAGCAACACAGTGTTTTTCGAACACTAGGGGTACATCAATTTTTGATTTAGATAAAAACTGCGCATAATTAGCATCAATACCGCCCTGAGCACAGTCTACCGCCACGACGAAGAATTCTCCCCGGTCGGGCCTTCTATAGAGCCGAAACATAATCTGCCTCCTTTGCCGGTTTTTTAATTTTAGAGTTATAGTGTATGATCGAATCTTCATTGAAATAAGGCTCCCCGCCAAGTAAGAAGGCCTCAGTGTCAGTTGTCGGGAATTCGCGCATCTCTAGTTTTGAAGTAAGGCCGTTAGTTTTGCGATAGTGCCAATAAGCCTGATCGGCCGTAATACCTGGGATCTGATCGTAATACTCCGGAACCTTCCAGTTTACCGGGGCCTTTTCTTGATAAGCACCGAACAGATGCCATGCCAAAAAGCGACTTTTGAATTGCGATCTACCGTCCTTTCCGGCCTGGTATTCTTCGGCGAAGAAGTTGTCGGCCACGTTACCGGTGGTCTCCCTAAAAATTTTACCTATACCGTCAGAGACTTGCTTTTCCGCGCCGACTACCAGCTCCCTAGCATCTAGAATATCGGTGTTATTGTAGAACGCCACCTCTGACCAGTGAATATTTTGACGCGTGCCACCACGTCCGGAGACTTTAGCGCCAGCCGTTAGACAGTCATAGACAGATCCGTTCTGGCCTTCTATGATCGTGCCGCCTACATCTTTTCTTAAAAATTTAGCGCGCAAGGTTGGCAACATTTGCCGGTCGTTAGAGTTTTCATAGTGAAGAGTGTCGCCGGAATAGGCGATCAATAGATAAGAGTCGATAAACTGATTTACACGCTTAAAAAGCTCGTCCGTGTCCTTTTGCCGGTAAGAATAGACTGATGAATTAGCAAGGTTAGTCACACCGATCTCGCCGAGGATAAAGTCTACACAAAATATCGCATCTATTAGAGATGAGAATCCAAAGCGGCGAGACTTTAGGATATTTTCTCGGATCGGCGCTAAGTTCTCCCCGTATTCTTTTATTAGTATATCGTAATAGTAAGACTGAACATCATTAAACTTCATCGGTACCACTTCGCCATCAATAGTGGTAATAGTGAAGTATTTTTCAATAAAGCCCTTGTAATCAATTGTTTTCTTGGCCATTTTCCTCCTTTACTTCTGCGACGAATTCGCCGCCAAAATGAGCCGAGTCGATGTTTAAATTTAGGTTTAGATCGCTTTTTTGAGTAGGCAACAGTAGTTTGAGCGCTCGATCACTGCCTTTTAGCTGAGTCTCAATATCCGACGACTTTAGTGCGTTAGCTATAGGTTTTAGGGCGCGTGGTAAGGTGATATTCTGGCGTTCGAGCTCTTTTTCTAGGGCCTCTTGTATTTTAGGTTTTTTAAGGTTTCTCGATCCGATCGCGGCCGCTCTGTGATAGTTATCAGTGTCATATGCTTTTAGGGCCGCCTTGGTGACCTTGCCGCCATTGGCCGCAAAATTCTTCACAAAGGCCTCTTCTTTTTTGGTTAGTTTTTCGCTCATTTTCGTCCTTTCAATCTATAATTTTTTGTATAATGTAAGATCTCGAAATGGTTCGCGTACTTGTACACGTCATTCAAGCCTTGGAGGTTCTTCCGTCTCAATTCTTGCCTGAACAACCTCCATGACCTGCCATAATCTTTTTTTGGGGCCCCAAAATTGTGAAATACTATTGTCACTGTAGGGGTTTCGACTGTAATGTGCTTTTTGCTGCTAAAAATAATTTTTCCCCATGAGAATTCGCGATGCGTCACGGGGCTAGACTTAGTAATGACCATTTTTTACCTCCAATATCCGGCAAAGGTTGCGTTTAGCGAGCATCTGAGCGCGCTCTTCGGTAACTTTGAATGGCGGATCGGTAGGTTCAATAGTGCGCTGCAACTCTAAATCGTAATATCTAGTTATACACTGTACTTTAGTGTCTACTTTTGGCGGCGTATAATGACTCGGTTCGTCAATCAATAACTCTCCCCAGTTATCCTCTGGAGCGGTATATTTAAAGCTCGCACGCTTTTTAAACATTTTTTCTACAACATCAGCGATGTTTATACAGTCCCAGTTCAATATGATCTCGGCCTGTTTAGGGATATTGAATTCTTTTGCTACCGTGAGAGGCGTGCGTACGACACCGGTGCCATAACACAGGGCCTCATTTAGCGAGTAGCAATAGGATTCCATATCGTTACTGACCTGCACTAGCCAGTCACTGTCTGCGATATATGGCCGGACGTCGACCCTAGGTTCCATAAGCGCTACATTCGGCGACGCTATACCGGTCGATAAACTATTCGTGAAAATAGTCCATAGGTAATGTTTGCCGGTTCTACTACAATACCTGTCCAGCTCTTCTATAAGCATTCTGGTTCTGTTGCCGCCTTTTGTCTCATCTTCTAGCCTGCATGCAGAGACTAGGCGCAAAACTTTTCCGGGTTTTTCTATAGTCAACGGGTTATAACACTGTACAATTGGTTTGTCTACATCTTGAATATCCTCTTGCCGCTGGATCATCTCCCCGGCGTATTTACTAACTGCGATCACTTTAGACAATTTAGGGTGATCAATCGGTGGATAGTACCGCAATTCTTGGTAGATCGCATGACAGATGAATATGTGCTCATCAGCCTCAATCTGATCTATAGCTTCGATATTGAAGTTATAAAAGGCACGTTTGGCCTTGTATTTAGTATCTTTATCACGCTGGATACACCTTACGAGCTTCCTGAGGCGTATAAGCTGTTCTATGTCGGCGCGATCGTACAAAATAACAATATCTTTTTTGTGGTATTTTTTAGCTATTTCATATAGGAATTGCTCAGTGCCGCCGATCCTATTTATGAGCCTAAAATA